TGTCTATTGGTCCAATGGATTCAAGTGTTGACGTTCTCGCTTTGTCGAGCAGTTCTGATGAATTGCTCCCCCCTCCCGAAATGGAGGTCAAGGATTTCCTGACGGAGCCAAGTTTTAACTTCGTTCCTATCGTTCCCACCGAATACGGTCCCCAATGTCTTGTTGATATTGAGGACGTTGAGGATGCAATGAAACAGATCCCACCAGGAACAACCCAAAAGTGTGTCACCGATATGCTCGAGCTTCCGCTCTTGTTTGAGGAGGCAGGTTTGTGTTACTCGACTGAATTTAAAGGAGGGAAGATCGCTCTCGAAACTGGAGAGCTGAAAGATCCGCATTTAGAGAATCCCATTTGCGTCACGTGGTTTCCAAACCCCATCAACATCAGCGAACGTGATGTTGGCCATTTGTTTGATGGGCAAACGATTTATACCAAAGACGAAGAGAATTTCAATGTGCGGAAACGACAGATTAACATGCTTGTTATGAGCATGCCTTTTGTCGTTCTTTTCAAAACGCTTGGCGCGTGCCTTTTCAATTATGATGGCCAAATGCCTGAGTTCATGCAAGGACGTAAGTTCGTGCTTGCTGCGCTTAAGCTGTTGGGCCTTCCGATTGCGAATGCGTCGCGTAGCGTGTTGAAACAACTTTTTATTTCCTCTGGTTTTTTATTGGAGGCACCACGCGTTATACGCAAAGTTCGAATACTCGTAATACTTTTACTGATGTTCAGCAAAGCGCAGATCGCTCATGCTTCCAATTTCACTGAGTCGCCAGCAAATGCAGCTGGTAATGCTACCCAGATTGCCCTGTTTCAGAATACTTACGGGCAATGGTTTTTGAACTTGTGGTCATTTACAATTTCAATCCCTATCTGGGTCTTTCACGCCACCATGAACCTTACGTTTGAACAAGTGTTGAGAACAGCTATTTTAGCAGTTATCTACATCGTTATAACTTTGGGTTTCGTGTGTTACTTCTATTTGGCTTTTCTTTTTGCCAAGTTTTGGTATTACACGATTCTTTGGCGGCGTGTTCTCAAACCGATCTTTTTGCAGCTTAAAACCTTGCGCCTCTACTATTACGGTCGAGTCATTACTAATGAACCACAGCTTGTGGTTATTGACCGTATAGTGAGTCTCACTCCGAATACAGTTACTTTCGAGGGGCCCACCGGGCGTTTCCAAGTGCCCGCTGGTGTTTTAGCTGATTTCAAACGAATGTGGAAAAACCACTCCTTAGAGTCTCCAAAAGCAAATTCTTTACCGCTTAAGAGTTCTCTTGGTCCATTCAACTGCGTGCAAATGCTTATTGAGTGTGATGGCAATTTTTTGCCAAATGGTGGTGGCATTCGAGTAAAGCTTTGTGGAGTTGATTATCTCTGCACAACCTGGCATTTAATTGACAGGGATGTGATTTGGGTGCAAAACAAAGCGAGCTCGCGTGCTAATTTCACGTTCTCCAAAGAGGATTGCATTGTCCTGAACGACATTGATTTGATTTTCATTCCGATGCCCAGTAAGGTTGCAAACCTTTTTCCTGTTGTGGATGTCGCAGAGTTCCCCTTCAGGCAGAAAAACGCATCTCTTGTTTCGACAATGGGGCCTATTGACGGAGTTTTTCACACAGCTGTTGGTGAGTGTTTATCACCTAGCGGTTTTGTTCTTAATTACTCCGCCACCACCTTTCCGGGATGGTGTGGCTTCCCTGTCACCTCTGCCAATCGTGTAGTTGCATTGCACAATATTGGCGCTCATGATTTTAATTCAGGCATTTACTTGTTTCCTATAGTGAACGCCTTGAATAAAAGACGGAAAGAGGATTCTGAGGATGTGTTGACAAAAGCTCTCAAAACAGCTCTCCGTGCAGATTTGCATGACGGCGATTACAGTACTACGGTTGTAAATCGTGGCAGTTATGTCGAAATGTTAGTCCGCATTGGTGATACTGCTTTTGTTATGGATGAAGATGATTTTGCAGCCTTCCGTGGGGTCACAGCTCGTGGCTTCAAGGGAATGACTGCTCAAAAGATCGAGTCCCTTGTTAGGGATCGTGAACTCTTGAATGATTACGTCCGTGACCGAGAGGATATTTTTATGAATGAATTGCAGGATGTTCAAGTTATGGATCAGGATGCTTATTCGCAGTGGATTTACGACCAAGTTAACTCTGGTAGTGGCCTTGCGATTTTTGCTGAAGATTTTGATGAGGGTAGGCCGATTGCCAAGCAAATTGCTGGTAAGGCCAGACCCTCTCTCCGACTTGAGTCAACATTCAAACATACAAATTTCATTTGTTTCTGTGGGTCAGATGAGAAAGAACACAAATGTGCTAACCCTGTTAATATTCTTGCGTTGCCGCGAATGACAAGTTCGAAACTACGTGAATTGTATAGGCAGTGGAAAGGTGTGCACAAGAGTGTTGATTTTACTGATGTTGACACGAAAAAGGCCCGTGAGGGCCCTTCTTTTCCCAGCGCGGCCAAAATGCCTGTGCCCGCGCTCGTAGGTGTACCGGCCTTTGGATCGGTGCTTCCATCGGGCTTGTTAGCGCAACATGCGCCTTACTCATCCCATGGATTGAATGCGACCCCCGTTTTTGGGAGTGCCATGCCATCCTCGGAGCCTACGCCGGCGGTTATACCGCCAGTTTTACCATCTTCTTTGCCATCCTCTACGACGGAGCTCGCCGCTCTTTCAAAAACGGTTGGCGAATTAGTGGAAAAACTCAAACATGCAGCACTGGAAAAACCAGCTGTGGAATCGAAACGTGCGGAAACGCAAGATTCGAAAGTCCCAGTGGCAACCCAGCCAGCATCGGGGGAGAAGAAGAAAAGCAAGAGGAAAAAGAAGAAGACCTCCCAAGCCACCTCAGACGGCAAGTCAGAGAGTTCTGGGAGCAACACGAAGTCGCAGCACGACCAGCCAAGTACCGAAAAGAAGCAATTCAATTTAGTGAGAGGCGAGTGCCGCGAAGTGACGGTGATGCCAGTGACGGCCGAAATGAAACCACAGGAGTGGAGAGAAGATCGGCTGAATCCCAAACTCCGTTTCCTTCAGATCAAGGACCTATTACACAGTTGTGTTATCGTGTACCATTGGGACCAAGAGAAGAAGGAAGTGTTGACGAAGCGTGTCTACGACTTGATCAGGAAGGAGCAACAATTGGCCCCTTCAAAGTCCAGCGGCGCCTTGGCAGGGCCCTCCACACCCGTGCAGACGGGTGGGTCGGCCAGCCAGGTTGCCCCGCAATCTGGAGCCAAGCTGCAGTGATGCAGCTTGGTAAGCCGCCGTCGGGCGCGGCGGCTGAAAAACTCAGTTTTGTCAATCAAGTGCCCAAGTGTTTTAACACGTTGAAAGCCCCTGGGGCTGGATTGCGTGAAAGAATACTTGACATTACTGAAAATTTGTATACCAATGCCAGGTGGCTCGCACGACGAGTTCCGCATGAAAATGCTGAGCTTTTGAGTGTTGGCCAAGACATTTTAGCAACCCTTAATAAGGATGCTTCACCTGGTTTTCCTTGGATTTGGATGGGCGTTACTATTAATGCCGACATCTTGAAAAGTGAACAACTCGCTGCTCAGGTTTGTCAGGCGTTTGCCCTTCTTATGCAAAAAATTGTTTTGAGTGAGGAATTACCATTACCAATGGTTCGTCTTTTCATTAAAATGGAGGCCCATAAACACGCGAAGTTGCGTGATGGCCGCTATCGATTGATTTGGGCGTATCCAGTTGAATATCAAATGGTTCATCGGTTTTTCCTCCAATCCTCTATCACTGCTGAAATTGAGAATTGTGAGTCGATTCCGTCTAAGCCAGGCACGAGTTTCGTGTATGGTGGGACGCGCCGGCTCTACTCTTGGATTAATGACGATTCTAAAACAATGCTCGAAGCTGATAAGAGTTCGTGGGACATGACTGTCCCTGAATCTCTCCAACTCATGGAGCGTGACGCTCGTTGGCGCTTGTGTCTCAATCCTGATCAAGTTGGTCTTGAAGATTTCAAATTTGGTTTCGATCAATGTTACCGTACTTTAACTCAATCTAATGTCATATTTTCTGATGGCACCATCCTCGAGCAACTTGTTCCGGGAATTGTCCGCTCAGGTGGTTTTATTACCATTAGCGGCAACTCCAGAATGCAGGTTTTGCTCAAAGTTTGGTTTTGCATCGATTCTACCAATGTGTACTGCGATGCTTCGCATCGTTTGATGGCAATGGGTGATGACACGATTGAGCGAATGAACGGATTGGATGCGAAAGAATACGTCGATTGGATGAACCGAAAAGGATTTTCAATGAAGCATGCAAATGTTGGTTCATTGGTTGGTCTTTCATTTTGTTCACACGTTTTCAGACGTGTTGAGGGAAACATTGTGTGCGTGCCTACAAATTGGCCCAAACATCAGTTTAATCTCTCTATTAAGCAAAGTTCGAAAGTGCCTTTCTATGATATGCAATTGTATTCTTTGTTGTTTGAGTATGCGTTTGATGATGATGTTTTCCACGAAATTCGTGGAGAATTGCTGCGAGTTGCGCCAAAACTCGCCGTTTCTCAGAAGCGAGCGCAGAATTTCCTCACTGGCTATGAAGCTGATTTACCTGTACTTTCTGGTGAACAGCGGATGGCAGTGCTCAAGAATGACACTTTTCTGAATTTGAGAAATCTTTACGGGTTCCGTTTCCAAGGACCCGTTCGTTGTGCTGTTGAGAAACAGAGCAGATCGAAGCCTTTGCTGAATTTTCTGCTTTTGCTATTTATGGCACTGTTTTTGCTCCCATACCTACGAAATCTTTATGGGCCCCTACAAGGGCCTGATCGCTCCGTGGTTCCGGAGCAAAGTATGTTTGAGTATCGACCAGACCCTAGGTCGAAACCACCTGGCTTTTTCCAAGTATTGAGACCTTTTGCCCCTTTGATAGACGGCAAGTCCACTTTTTCGAAAACAATTGGATTTTTAGGACACACTCCTGGAATGCCAAAACGTACTAAGATTTCTGGGTCCTTGAGACTCTCTGATAATCCTGGCAAGAAACTGAAAGCGAAGAAAGCAGCCGCCCTTACAAGGAGCGCGCAGCAAGTGAAACAGATCACGCAAAAGATCAAACATAATCTTCACAGTTCCTCGATGTTGGCCGGCATGGGTCTTGCCGCCACAGCACCAAACCTGCGAAAACCTAAAGGGAGACTTGCGTCTGTCCGTGCATCACAATTTGGCATGGATTACGCACGCTTCCAAGGTCGCGACCTCGTGACAAAGCTTTTGCTTTCCGCCGCTTTAACTTCTTCTTTTGGGAAGGATATTGCCGGCACTCTTTTGTACTCGGCATCGATCCGGCCGCAACAGTTGATTCCGAATTCGCGACTCGCACGTTTGATTGGACTTTTTCAGAAATTTCGTTTGCGAAAGTTCCGCTTCGTTTTTGAATCCGGCCTTCCGGCTGGGTCAAATGCAGGCTCCATGCTCTTTGTGCATGAGCCAGATCCGAATGAAGCATTGCCCGCACAATTTGCCGCACCTTCGGCAGGAACTCTCTCAAATTATGACTCTCATTCAGCAACCTCGGTTGTGCCAATGGCGCAGATCCCCCTGGGGCTTTCACAAGCCCCTGGGCGCTCTGTGCGAACGGATTTAAACCTCGGTTTGTTTGGCGGCTGGTTCCTTGTGGATCCTCAGAACAAAGCAACTGCAGTTGAAAACACTGCGGGGCAGTTTGCAATTTTTGTTCAGGACGTTCATAGCATCCTTGGTTCCTCTGGTTCGCTGCCTACTTCTCAATATGAGATTGGTTCTCTTTTTCTTGAATATGACATAGAAGTTTCCGTTGCCTCGGATTCTGCTGATATGGCTGGTGGTTACACTAGCATGCTCGCGAACACCAGTACTACTGGGGTTCCGTATCAAGCACCTGGCAACGAAGCTTCCCAGACTTTCAGTCCTACAGGATTTGCTCCGATTGGCGTTGCAGCCACTTCGTTGACAAATTGGTTTGGCAGCAGTGCCGCCAATTATGGACTGAAGTTGGGCGTCCAATATGATGGTACGAATGAATGGTTCCAGTTCCCCGGACCGGGGGTGTATTTTGTCGAAATCCAGGTTCTCAACTTTGTTGCTGCTGATTTCGGCTCGACACACTCCGGTTTTGGGGGTTGGGTACACCACTCGACCACCGGTTCAACCGGATCCGTTTTGCATTCGCATACGGCTGCTGCCAACTCCTCGTCTTCATTGATAGGGAGTGGGCCTGTTGCTGTTGCCGTGATTGACGTTGAGGATCCTCTCCTTGATTTCTTTTCTCCTGGAAATTGGATACTTGGCACAGGTGGCAGTGCTACAAACACGTCCACCACGTCTGCTGAGATGCGTGCAATCCTTTTACCGCCTGAAGCTACACAGTTTCTGAGGCGCAAGGATCGCGAAGAGAAGAAAGAGAAGGAGCTCTTTGATCGCGTTATCGCCGCGTTGAGCAAACATGAGAGTAAAGAGGAAAAGAAGGAAATGAAGGGAACATTTCCTGGCGCGCTCCCGGAGGGCGAAGTATTTCGCATCTCCGAAGCCTCTGAGCGTTGGATGTTGAGACAATCCGAAGCTAGAGTGCGCCCTGCTGCAGCTCCTACCCGAGCCCTTTCATTGAAGGGTTAAAGGTGGGGTCTGCTAAATCCCATGGCATGCAGCCCATAATGGTGTCGACGGCATTATTGTTGCATACGCGTTGGCGCATCCGCAAGGATTGACATCAATACCTAGTAGATTACCTCTGAACGGCTTGATCTTGTAGGGGTTCTTAGAACAGATTGTTGTTATCCATGTGGGTGTG